TTTTGATAACTATTATATATTTGATTAAAATCAACGACGTTTGTATTAGTATTGTTAGGGTTATAAGTTTGTGGAGTAGGTGCAGAGTTCGTATTTTGTAATTGTTGAACTTGTTCCATTCCTCTATTAACAACATTTTGAACTTGTTGAGCAGATTGAGCAAATTGATTATTATTAGGTTGAGCAATCTCTGGTTGTATTTGAATAGGAATAGTAATAGGATTAATTGGATTACTATTTTGAGTATTCGAAACATTTTGTTGAACTGGTTGTACAGTTTGATTGTTAGTAGTAGCAGGTTGTTGAGCAGAATTATTACTTACACTATTTACATTAGCTTGAGGATTGCTTGTTGCAGCAACACTTCTAGTAGTATTTAAAAAAGTATTTGGCATAGTTATCTCCTTTCAACTAACGGTTATAAATACCGTTTAATTTCTCCTTCCAGTTATAAATAGTAGAATCAGCATCTCCGTCAAAATCGAAAGTATTAGTTCCTATATTTTGATTTAAAACTAACTTCCAATGACTCAATGTTGATTCTACTGTTTGATATAAAGGATAATTTCCTTTATTTAATATATTAAGTTGCCTTGCCCATTCTCTAAGTGTATCAGAATTGGTAGAATACTCTCTAAAATACATTATCTTAAATGCGTCCTATCAATTCGTTCCATTGCGTAAATAGTAATGTCGCCTTCTCCGTAAATTTCAAAAGTATAACTATTCACGTTTTGTAGTTCATTTGGAATAAGTACATCCTTTGTTTGATTTATGCCTTCGGGCAAAGCATTTTTTATTTCTTTTGTTCTTCCATCATCTGTTATAACTTTTATATTTACTGTACCTTCCAAGTCGTAGTTAAACCATAAAGTTGACAAACTTTTTCTTTTACTTAGAACTCCATTTTTAAATTCTTTTGTTTTAAGGTAAAATGGAATTAGTTTTTTATATGTTAGATCATCTTCATCTACAAATTCATCTTGCCCATAAGTTCTAGTATAAGTATCTGCTTCCTTTTTTCCTCCTGTTAATTCATATATAGTACCATTTGCAGTCAAAGCATAAATTGGTTGTGGTGTTTGACTAAAGTTCAAATCATTATAACTATCACAAATAGTTGTATAATAAAGTTCGTCTGCTACATCTTCTGGCTGTAATTCTTTTGTCCATTTTCTCAATCTTTGGTCAAATATCAAGAAAAATTTATAATCTGGAAACCAAAAATAAACTTTATTTTCACTTGCTGCTACACTAACATTTTTAGCTTCATTTATTGTAATTCCATAAATTAATTGTTTAATTCCACCTGTCAATCCGTTGTTACCAGTTGGTTCTTCTATTTGTCTTATAGAACTTCCATCATATTCATAAATAGAACGTCCGTATAACCAATATAAATAAGAATTATGAACTTTAATTGTACATTGATCATAACAACCAATATTGTTATCTAAAGACACACAAGTATATGAATCGGATTGTCCAGCTATTACATTTGAACCATAATATAAATGCATATTTTCTTCCGAAAATACAATTAATTTATCATCAAAAGAAACTAGTCCAGTTATTTGATTACAATTCGGTACTCTATCTTCCCTACTGTTTTCTTGGCTTGTCCAATCCATTGGATTTTGAAGTGCAGAAAAATATAGCATATTACCTTTGCTAGCCATCATTCTATTTTTGTGATAGCACATATGCTCAAACACAATATCTTGTTCATTACTATCTTTAGGCAAAGGTACTATTTCTGGAGTATTAACTGAACTTAATGGTAGTTTATGCCTTGTAGGAGTTACTCCTTCTCCATATAAAATCATATATTCTTGATTACCATCAGCATAATAAACATGATTAAACTTTGTTCCAGTTATATTATTAGCTATAACTGCTCCTGTCATATCTTTTAACTGTGTACCTTGTATATAAAATAAGTATTTTATTCCAGCAACGCCAAAGTATTTTATTTGACTGCCTTTTAAACCTGGATTTTTAACCATAGTTCTTCCTACTCTAGTTCTAGCAGCTGGATATTTATCTAAACAAATATTGTACATGTCTTGACATTCGTCATCTTGTATAGCCTGTGGAGGATATATATTGCTTATTCCACCAGCTAAATAATTAATCTGGTTATTACTTTTTACCTGTATATTTTGTAAATATGGGTTTGTTTGCAATATTATCTCCTCCTTTTAAATTTGTGTAATCTTTTAATAATTGGATAACCTGGTTGTTGTTCATACTTATTTTC